GTTAACGGAACAACAAAAGCAACACATAGTGGTGGAGCAAGTGTTTTAAACATATCTGATTATGTTGCATGGGGTGACCCGTCTAATGCTGACTTTACTATTAACCCTGGTTTATGGGTCCTTGATAACTATGGTACAAAATTAATAGCGCTTATATATAATGGTGCTTGTTTTGAGTGGGATGCATCTGCCGCAAATGCTACATCTACTAGAGCAACATTATTAGCTAATGCACCTACAGCATCACGTCATGTATTAGTATCTACACCAGATAGACACTTAGTATTTTTTGGAACAGAAACCACAGTAGGTAATTCTGCTACTCAAGATGATATGTTTATAAGGTTTTCAGATCGGGAAAATATTGATGGTACAAATGCATATACTGTAGATATAAATAATACTACTTCTGGTACACAAAGACTTGCAGACGGTTCTAAAATTATGGGAGCTATTAAAGGTAGAGATGCAATTTACGTATGGACCGATACCGCACTATTTCTTATGAAATTTGTAGGTCAACCATTTACATTTTCATTTGAGCAAGTAGGAACTAACTGTGGATTGTTTGGTAAAAATGCATGTATAGAAGTTGATGGTTCTGCTTATTGGATGTCTGAAAACGGTTTCTTTACTTACGACGGTCAATTAAAATCTATGCCATGTCTTGTTGAAGACCATGTTTATGATGACATTAATGCAGTATCTAGAGACCTTATTAATGCAGGTTTGAATAACTTGTTTGGTGAGATAAGCTGGTTTTATTGCACATCTGCATCAGATTCAGTTAACAGAGTTGTTACATATAACTACCTAGACTCTAGTCCTAAACGTCCTATATGGACAACAGGTACTTTACCTAGAACAGCATGGCAAGACTCTGCAGTATTTGATAAACCGCATGCAACTTTTTATGATTCAACAGATAATGCAGCTAGCGATTGTACTGGAAACACTGACGGTATTACGATATACTATGAACACGAAACAGGGACCGATCAAATTAATGCCGGTGGTGTAACAACTGCTGTGATTGGTACCATTACGTCTGGTGATTTTGACATTACGCAAAGAAGAGCTAGTACAGGACAAGTTGTAGGAATGCCAGACCTTAGAGGTGACGGAGAATTTATTATGAGAATACAAAGATTTATACCAGATTTTATTTCACAGACAGGTAATACTAGAGTTAGTTTTGTAACAAGAAACTATCCAAATAGTTCTGCAACTACAACAAACTTTGACGTTAGTTCAACTACGACTAAAAAAGACACACGACTTAGAGCTAGATCTATTGCTATTAAAGTTGCTAACACTACAACTAATGAAGACTGGAAACTAGGTACATTTAGATTAGATATTTCACCAGGAGGTAGAAGATAATGACTGTAGATAAAAAAATAAATTATGATGTTCAAGGTGGAGTTAAAAATTATCTTGGTAAACAAAAAGAAGTTAAAGCTCCTTTAAAATGGAAATCAAGCCCAAACCATCCTGAAACAGAATTAGCTTACATTACAAAAAAAGAAAAAAATTTATTAATTAAAAAAGATTTACACAAATCTTTAAAAGGTGGTGTTAATAGAGGACCATCTGGTATTATGAGTTTAAATGGTTGGGGCGATGCTCCTAGTGAAAGCTCAGGAACTAGTTCTAGCGGTGGAGGAGGTAATAATTTTAACGACTATAGTTATGGAGGAGCAGAAAGATATGACACACCAGTTGGAGGATATAGAGTAGGGGAAGGACCTCCTGATACAGGAGCTCTTGGAACCAGTGGTTTAGGATCTAATGTAGATGTAGTTGATCAAAAATATTCTGGTGACGGTTTTTTTAGTGGTTATAGAAATTTAGATGATCAAGGACAACCTTTAATGGGTTTGGCTTATTTAGGTGATAGAATAAAAAGTTTTGCACCATCACTAATTGGAAATTTTATTGCACCTGGATTAGGTACAGCTTTTAATGTTGTTAAAAATATTCCAAATATAAAAAACATTGGTAAATATGATACTCTTTCTAGTTTTTACAAAGGAGAATTAAATCCTCCAGTAAATGTAGAAGAAGAATTTACAGATGGATATGAGATAGGTCCTGATGGTCAATATATTTTTGTAACTGCAGAAGAAAAAAAAGCAAGAGACGCATTAATTAAATAATATGGCAAAGATAGTAGAATCATTAACTAGAGCAGAACCAGAATACAACCAAAAAAATATACAGTCGTTGGTTAGAGATCTTGATTCTGTAATTACAAAATTAAATACTACGTTTCAAGACGAAGTAAAACAGGAGATAGAAGCTAAAAGTTTCTTTTTAGAATAATGGCAGTAATAAACCAATATAAATTTGTAGGTAAAGATAACGACACTACAGGAAATGCGTTGACTGTTTTTGCAACAGGTGATCCACAAGTCAGTGAAAATATAATTATTAAATCAATATTAGTTACATCTGCTGGCACACCAAGTGTAACTGTTTTAAATAATAGTATTACAGCTATAAAGTCAGCACCATTAACGGCTAATCAAACAAAAGAATTATTGACCCAACCATTAGTAGTAGAAGGGGGATCGGCATTTACAATACAATCAAGCACTACAGATTCTTTTGATTTTGCAGTTAGTTTTTTAAACATTAAGAAGGAGAAAATAGACTAATGAAAGTATATAATGCTAAAGTAGAAGAAACATATAGACACAAAGAAACTGGTGAGGTTTTTAAAGAAAAAAAAGACTGGGAAGCAAAGGGTTATAAGCCTGAAGAAATGGCACAAGACGTAAAAGTTATAATGCCTCCTCTTGATTTGTTTTCAAAAACCAAGTAAACATAGGAATTAAGGTAAAATTATGGCAATATCTAGAATGCAAGAACCCAGACAACTACAAGCCAATGGCGGAATTATGACATTACAAGATCCTAGACAAGGTTACTTCTTAGGTAAGCTTGTTAAAAAAGCTGTTCGTGGTGTAAAGAAAATTATTAAAAGTCCATTAGGTAAGGCTGCTATAATAGGTGGCTTAGGCATGATTCCTTTTGGTGCTAGTAATGCAAGTTTATTTTCTAGATTAGGTGGAGCTTTAGGAAGCAGAGGAATATTTGGAGCTAGCGTTGGTAAAGATTTTATTGGACCAATGCAACCAAGCGGTTTTCTTCCTTCACTTAAAAAATTTGGTTTGTCAATGATACCTGGTACTGAAGGTTTTAGTGGTAAAAATTTAGCACTAGGTCTAGGCGCAACAGCAGTTGCAACACCATTCTTACAAAAAGCATTTGGTGTAGGACCTTACGAAGAAATAGAAGAGGAATTTGACGAGTCTTACATTCCTCCAGGAATGGCTCTAGCAATGTCAAGAAACAGAGATCCTTACATGACTTTTCTACCTAATCAACAATATGCACAATCCAATTATTACTTACCACAGAATGCTGCTAACGGTGGTAGAATAGGTTATGCTAGTGGCATGAGAGTTGAAGACGAGGAAGAAGAAGCATCTTTAGGTTTACCAAATTTAATGCGTAGAGGTTATCAAGAAGGAGAATTAGTTGAAGAAGCTTCTATGACAGAAGAAATGCAATTACCACCAGAAGCAGAAAAATTTTTAAGACAAGAATATCAAAAATACGTAGCACAAGGTGGTGACTTATCATATCCAGAATTTAAACAACTTGTTTTATCACAAGCAGCCGGGGAACAGGGACCAGAACAAGAAGAGATAATGACCACTGAATCAGAAACAGTGCAAACAGAACCACAAATGCCTATGATGATGGCTGAAGGTGGATTAATGGATCTCGGCGGTATGGAAAAAGATTATAGAGCTGAAGGTGGATTTGTACCTATTGGTGCAAAAGAAAAAGCAGATGATGTGCCTGCAAGATTAAGTGTAAATGAGTTTGTATTTACTGCAGATGCTGTTAGAAATGCAGGTGGCGGAGATATAGATAAAGGCGCTGAAGTTATGGAAAACTTAATGGATCATTTAGAAGCTGGCGGTAAAGTTTCTGAAGAATCACAAGGCGCACAAGCTATGTATGATAACATGAAACAATTAGAAACAAGGGTAGTATAATGGCAACACCAGGATTTTTAGAAGATTACGCAAAAGATTATGCAGCACAAGCAAAAGGTGCGTACAGTGTACCAATAGATACAAGTCAGTTTACTGGTAGACAATTTGTTGCTGGTGAAGATCCTTTACAAACACGAGCCATTACTATGGCTGAACAAGGTGTGGGAGCATACAAACCATTTTTAGCAGACGCACAAGCTTTTCAAAAAGATGCAGCAACTACGATTGGTGGTCTCGGTGCACTAACAGGAGCACAAGCTTATCAACCTTTTATGTCTCCTTATCAACAACAAGTTATTGATACATCACTACAAGCTTTTAGAGATTCAAGAACAGGTAATAGACAAGCAATACAAGATGCAGCAGTAGCTTCAGGAAATTTTGGCGGTGGTAGAGAAGGGGCTATGTTAGGACAATACGATGCTGACACAACACAAGGCGAAGCACAATTAATAGCACAATTAAATGCACAAAATTTTGCTCAAGCACAACAAGCAGCATCAAATGCATTTACCCAAGGCGGTCAGTTAGCAGCAGCACAGTCAGGATTAGGTGCAGCGCAAATGGGGTTATCTAATTTTCAAAGAGCAGGACTTGGTGCAGACGTTGGAGCACTAGGACAACTAGGATCTTTAAGACAAGGTCAACAACAATCATTATTAACAGCTGATCAACAAGCAGCACAGACAGCAGCTTACGAACCATACGGCAGACTATCACAATATGGTACAGGTTTAACAGGTTTATCTGGTGGAGTATCAGCAGCACCTTACGCACAACCCGCACCGGTTAGTCCAATGTCACAAGCAATTGGTACAGCCCTAGGAGTTGGTGGATTGTATGGTAAAATATTTGGATTCCCGGGAGATAAAACATAATGAAAGTTTTAAATAGACCAATGTTTAGAATGGGTGGCCCTATTAAAGAGGGGATTATGGATGGTATTAAAGAACCAAGACAAAGATATCAAGATGCTGGTAGTGTTTTTAAAAATGTTCAATCTGTTTTACAAGAGGGGGCAGCTGCCGATCCAAAAGTTTTAAATGAAGCAGCTAAATTAGGAATTGGAAATCCATATAGAATACAAGAATTTAAACCTTACATGAAAAAGGTTGTTACAAAACCTACAAATTTAGATACAAATGTTATTGATGAGTCAATTTTAGATAGTGATTTTGCAACAACTGTTAGAGATAAAGATACTGGTAAAATGATTATGCAAGAACCTCAAGGATTGTCTCTTGAAGCCAAAGCTAAATTAAACTTAATATCAGCCACTGAATATGCACAACTTAAAAAAGCAGAACAAGAGGCAGAAAATCTTAAATCAAAACAAGATAGCCCTGTAATTACAGAAGGTAAATCTCCATTTGCATATACTGCTGATGAAGTTATTAAGAAAGAAGGTAAAATAGATAGTGGTGATGATGAACCAAAAGTATTAAGTAAAAAAGACAAAGTTAATTCTATCTTAGAAGGACTAGGTTATGACCGTGCACAAAAAAATGCATTGTACGATGCAATGATTAAAGCAGGTCAAAGAATATCTAGAACAGGCTTGGGCGCGGAAAACTTAGTCTCAGATGTCATAGCAGAAACAAGTCAATCATACGACAAACCAGAGAAACTAAGAGAAGCTGCAAACCTAATGCAGGTTCAACAAGATTTAAAACTAGATCAAATTGAAGCGAGTAAAACTGGTGGCACATTAAAACAAAACTATGATTTTTATATATCACAAGGTGATTCAAAAGAAGTTGCAGAGAAAAAAGCAAGAAGCTTACCAACAACTATTACCGAAAAATTTAATGCATCTAAAGCAAATACTGACTCAGGAAAAGTTTACAATGTAACTATGGAATTGACTGAAGAAGGTTTCTTTGGTGACGGTAAAGAATACAATGGTAGAATTGCTAAAAAATACGATAAAGATGGCGGCTTAAAAGAGTTCTTAGTATCAGAAGATTTTAAAGGGGATGGAGTTTACAACTTTAAAGGCGAAGCTATTCTAATAGAAGATGGTCAAGTTAAAAAAAGAACAATTATCCAACCTAAAGTAGAAAAAGAAGGTTTTTTTAGTTAGGAGGAATCATGGCTGAAGATTTTAGTCGAGTAGGCACTATTGAATCAGTCCTATCCGG